CTAAAGTAACTGTTACTGGATCAACCACTTTTGGAGGAATAACATTAGTAATATAACCAACATCATCCTTGGAAAATGCCTCATCTCTGAATCCATCAGATTTGAATGCATTTTGACCAAAGTTAGAGTTAGAGTTTGTTACAGAGAAATCACCACCAGATTCTGTGACAAACTGGTGTGAATATCCAATGGCAAAAATAGAAACAAGTTGAATGAAGGAATTATTAGATGCTTTAATATGGAAGTTCTCATAAGCAGGTTTATATTTTGCATTAGGATCACTTTGAAGATTATCTACTGTGGTGCTGTCATCATAAGCACCTGTTGTAGAATTGTATCTTACAAAAGCATTATCATCTGTCTGTAAACTGACACCAGTAAACTGAGCAACAACCATTGACTTGAATCCACTGGCTTTGGATCCATCAGCGTGCATACCACACATACCATAAACAGATCTCATTGAGACGTTGAATACGTATGGAGATGCTGAACCAACAGTATCAATAACAAGAGATGCTACACCACCTGTTGGTGAAGGAAGTGCTGTAACTGGTGCAGTTGGAACTTCATACTTGAATTTAGTGGTCTTACCATCAGAATCTTGTGTTACAACTTCTGTAACGAAGTAGATTCCGTCGTATCCTGGAGAAGGAATGCCATCAATCAGAACTCTGGTATCAACATCCAAACCAGAGAGTCCTTCTGTCAGATCTACTGTGATAGTTGTTCCAGTGACTACACCATCACCAGCTTTGATACTGGTAATACCAACTTCACCAGCAGTGGGACCAACAATTCTGTATTCATCAATCTTTGGTTGAATATCTACACCAGCACTTGGGTAATTTGGTGTAATTTCACGTCCAGAATCAGGTCCATAAACAAGACCAACTTTCTCATAGTACATATCCAGATCAGTTCTGGATGTATAGAAAGATCCAATGAACTCATCTGCAATATTTGTTGCATTTGTACCATCTGCATACTCAAATGCAGTCAACTTATGGTGAGAGAAGTCAGGAGTAAAAGTATTTGCAGTATAATCTTTGTAGATGGGGGTGCTGGGATTAGCATCAAGGAGGGTAAATGACTGAAGATAGCAACCACCAGTCAATCTGAAGATAGCACTTCTTTCAATATCATCATTCTCTGGGTTTGGGACATATTTTGGACGAACCTTACATTTACGAAGATCTTGACCTACAATAGATACACCTCTTGGTACAATAACTCCACCATAGATACTATTCAGTTTATAAAGAATATTGTTTGAATTGTCTATATTGAAATTTGAAACAGAAGTGAAAGATTCAAAATCACTTGATGTTGTTCCATTTCTCAACCTAAAATTGCCAGATCCATCAGGAATCCATCCTGGTCTGTTGTCTATTAAGTGCTCTCCAGGAGCAAGCATAATAGTTGTCTTCTCAAATCTATCATTGTCAATGCCAACCTGATAAGAAAATCTTGCTGCTTCAATCAGTGCCCTTTGAATAGTAATGAAAGGGCGTGCTGCAGAATTACCTTGGTTTGTTACGCTATCTGTAGCATCTAAACTGTTGGGGTCAACATAAATGATATTTCCTCTGACGTTCTTCAGGAAATTATCTAAGCGACTAAGAGGCATCTTATTAGCACGTGAGATTCTACTTGCTAATATTTAGCATACAACAAAACCTCCCAGAGGAGGTTCTGAAGTCACACTTTTTGGGTCACTGATGCGATTGTATCGCCATCACATTCTAACATATATTCTACAGTTTTGGCAACATCTTCCATTGCTAATTTTAGATCTTGTCTCTGCCCTGACTCCATTCTACACACAGGTCGTCTATTGTCTACAAGAGTCCATCTCCAAAATCCCATTTCTTGACAATACCACAGATTTATTCTCATCTTAGTCTACTGGCAACATTTCAGGATTTTCAAGTTCTAATTCAAACAACATAGGATGACACTCTTCATCAATCAAATAGAATGATGAGTAGTACAAATCCTCTGGTTCAAATTCCCTTTCCCTATCTGCCAATTCTAAAATTTCCTGATCATACCAATAACTTTCAGGAACATCATCAAAAGTAAATGGGACTTGATTGATGAAATACATCTGGACTAATTGAGTCCTTCCATTGTACCAACAGTAGCAGGTATCAATTCTGTACTTCATAGAACTGAATTCCTATTTTGGTTTATTTATTGTATAGGACGAGGGGGACTTGAACCCCCACGGGACTAACTCCCAACAGATTTTAAGTCTGGTGCGTCTACCACTTCCGCCACCGTCCCATCATAAATGCGAGGATGAAAGGCACAATACTCATTGAATGTGATTTTCATCTCTTTCCAGGAGAGACCACAGTTTGCTGCTGCTTTGGGAACATTCCACTTTGCTGCAAACAGCATTTCCATTGATTTTCTGGTCTCTGGTCGCATTTGAAAAAAAGTAATAGGGTTGATTTTTTACTGGGAAATTTTTTGCCCCGATTTTGGAATCAAAGGTCAATTTTGGTTAGGGGGTCAACATAGGCAACATCCTCTGGGTCAACTAAGTTACGAACCACCTCTAACACATTCATAAACTGCTCAACACTGTCACAATCCACAACCTTCTCTTCCCCTGCACTGGACAAAAGCAAGAAGGATTTGGATAGAGGATTAACTACCACCCTTGTTAGATATTCATCTTCCAATTGTGTCTCCTGATTGGTACTTATCCAGTATAGGGTGCTCAGGGGGTGGTGTCAAGCATCATACGGCCACTTGTCACCTTCGTCCATCTCAACAGGCAAAGGAACAACATCCTTTCTGGTGGCATTGACAGTGTAATAGGCATTCACAGGTCCACCAGAAGCAGATTTCACAATGACCTGCTTACCCCAATTGATCTTTTCAACAAACAGATCTTGCCAACATCCCATTGGTGTCAGGTGAACAGTAATGGAATCAATATCAACCAGTCCATCCCAGTAGTCAGGCAAATTGATCACATTGCAGTCCTTCATAGTGCCACGGAAGTAGACACCATTCTCAGGTCCTTCCAGGCAAGCATGAACAAGCCTCTTACCTTCTTTAGTGGGGTGAGGAATGTTGAATGGTTTTACAGTAAAAGTTCCTGTGTTGGCAGTTACATTTCCACTGAGAGTGATAGAAGCACCAGTATAAACAGTAACTCCAGCTTGACCACAGGCAGGGATTGGTGTGATAGCAGTATTTACTTGAAGAGTATTGATCTGTGCATTGCCATAATAGTATGGAGTGCAAGGTTCAAAACCACCAATGGGATCAGGATCTACATCATCATTTGTAGAGAACTTTTGAATAAAATCAAATCTTGTAGATGGTGTTCCAGTAACCACTGGATCTGTGCAATTTTGTGTTCCTAATGTTTGTGGTACAAATGTCATTTCTGGTTCTCCTTAACATCATAGTGGTATCCTGAGATAGAATACTCTTCATTATTACCTGGATAATCTCCTGGTGTCTTTCCTTCATACTCTGGAATCAGTTTCTCACCATCTTTCCTTTCGGCATAGATGTGATAGAAGCAATTGATGGGAATGCCACTCTTAGATTGAAGATAGATCTTCTCAGCATCAATTCTCTTCACAATAATATCCTGATGAGCACCAATTGGAGTCAGATTTACTGTGATAGAATCCTGATACACAAAATCCTTCCAATATTCTGGAAGATTGATTTCAGTTTTGTTCTTTACCTTACCTCTGATGTATACATCATTAGTTGGTGCTTCTGGACAGGTGTGTCTCAATCTCCATCCTTTCTTTGATGGGTGTGGGATATCAAAGTTCTTCTTTGCAGAAAGAATATGAAGACCACATCTGGATGCCACTTCTCCTTGAGCAATAAGATTGGTTCCTACATTGATTCCTAAGTTAGTATCAATCTGACCAAGAAATGCGGAAGATCCTTGAACAGCAAGAGAATATGGATTATTGATACCAGTGCAAAGTGCTCCTGGAATCAAAGGTGGTCCCAAGAGATCTGGATTGGTAACAGGACCAATCATTGTAGTTGCCCAAACATTTGGAAAAACATTTGGGTTGCCCATGATAACTGGACCTTCCATATAGGCAGATCCACGAATCTCAAGTGGACCTCTACCCAAACATTCAGGATTGCCTTGTCCTACAAATAATCTTTTACCAATATAGGCATCAGGTAACTTAGCCATTATAAAATACTCCTATTTTTATCTTCATTAGCAGATCCTCCTTTAGATCCTTTTATTTCAGTGAATCCATCAGCAATATCCACCAATCCTCCATAAATGTCACAAATGGTTTTTCCAATTACATTTACAGTTCCATCAGAAAAGATCTTGGCAGATACTGATGCATTGGCATCAAATATTTTTGTCTTTATTAGAACTTTCTCATTAGATTCTAACCTAATAACTCCATTCTTTCCATTTGGTCCAGATGCAATTAGATCAATGTTTATCCCCTCAATTCTAACACGTCCATTGGGAGCACGCAATACTAAGTCACCACTAACAGCATCAATATAAACACCTGGTTTACCTTTCCCTACACGATCTCCTGCTTTGACCTGAAATGAACCTAAAGATCTACAAATTGTACCATCTTTGCGATGGTCTTCTCCAGTAGAATCTAATGTGATGTAGTGTAGTTCTTCCTGACCACTTCTTAGCATCACTGCAGACAAATTGTTGTCTTCATGAATGTGACCAAAAGATATGTCACCATCAGCATTACCATATCTAAGAGTATGGTAGTTCTTTCTTTCTGCCATTAAAGTTTACCTACACAGTCAATTACTGTTATCAGATCACCAGTTACTGGTTTATCTACATCTTCACCAATTCTATCTATGCACAATTGTGGCAAGAGAATTGCATTATATCCAGTGGCACTCTCTATGGTCACAGTTGGAAGTTCAGTAAATCCTTCACCACCCTTTGTTACCTTGATACTTTCAACTCTACCAAATCTATTGAAGGTAGCAACTGCTTCTGCACCATTGCTTGGTTCAATCACTACTCTATCATTAGCACTATAGTTTACACCAGCATTTTCAATAATGATGTCACAAAGATAAAGAACAGCAGGATATGCTCCAGTGCTTAATGTTGGTGCAAGACCACGCAATGATCCATAATTAACTTCTGGAGTTGTAATACATCCATCTCTCTTCATGATGTGTGGAACTCCTCCAAGAATTTCTTCCCCACCACCAGAATCACTATTGGGTTCTGTAACAACTCTTGCACCAGCAGGAATTGTCACTGAGTCCCCTGCCACAACACAAACTCTATTGCCTGGTGGGATGGGGATCTCATAATCACCATTCTCATGTTGAATAATGGTCTCATTATTCTCTGCCCAAGTTCTACCACTACCACCCAAACTACCATCAGGTGAAGGCAGATAACCTGTTCCACCATCAATAATTTCAATTCCAATGATACCTGTTGTCTCTGTACCATCTGGAAGAGTTCCTGTTGGATCTGTTGTAGTTTCTCCAACAATAACTGTACCAATAATAGGTCTAATTACAGCTCCATCACCTTTTCCACACTGATCATACACCTTACCAAAGGTATCACCAACCAAATAATTGATACCCGCATTGACAACCTCTGCGCCAATGACTGATCCCTGACCACTTACAACAAGATTGACAGCAGCTCCTGTTCCACCACCAAAGAATTGTGCAAGTGGTGGTCCACATGCTACTGGTCCAGTGAAACATCCACTTAAATCAAACATTGAATTGATATCGAGATTGAAGTTGAAGTTATCTCCATTCAAAGTGTCTGAAACTTCTCCTGGATAAGATGTGACTTTGTTTATCAATCCTTGAATATTTCCTGCAACTGAGTTACCTGCACCTAACCACATGCTCCATTCATCCACAGTTGTACACTCTGGATCATCATCACAACTCAGGAATGAAAGAACATCTTTGATCAGATCAAGAGCATCACCAACAATAGAAACTGCTCCACCAACAATAGAATTGAATGCACCAAACACTTGACCAATGACGCTATTGATCAATGATGCAATCTGACTCAGGATACTTCCTAAGAAATTATCAACTAAGCATTGTGCAGTATTGACAACCTTGAGAGCAGCACCTCTGATAAAATCAGCAATAACACTGATCAAACTTGCAATTATTTTTCTAAACAAGCAACTAAAGGCATCATTAGCAGATCTTCTTGCCTTATCAAGGGCTGGTTGTTCATTTGGAAACACTAAGTTGTAAAGTTTTTTGGCAACACTATCAATCTTTTTATTAATTTGTTTCTCTACATCATTCAAAACTGATTTGATTGCTTCCATTATCTTTGCAGTTTTCTTTGCAATCCACTCATCAATGTCTTTTTGTATATCAGCAGTTTTCTTGGCAACATCAAACTGAAACTTGTAAACTGACTTCTTTATCTTCTCTATCTCATTGAGAGTATTTTGAAGTTCTTTGCTAATTTGTCCTAATTTGGATTTGCAATCAGTAGATGTTGCTAAGGTCGCTTCTATCTTTCCATCAGCCCTTTTACCTGCGCCATCAAGGTCCTTTATCTGACCACCAGTAGGGCTCTGTATAGTTACACTTGCAATACTATATGTTGAAGCACTTGGTGAAAATAAAGTGTCAGATTGAGAGATTGCTGCTGCAGTAGTAATGCCAGTCAGTGGAGCAACAACACCTTGATTTGGATTTAGTTTTTGTGCATAGACAGGAACTTTTGCCTCATCAAATCCATTGAAAGGTCTAAATCCACTGGCAGGTAATCCCTTTAGAATCTGATTGTAATTATTGTGTCCAATAGCACCCATGATGATGGGATTCTGTGCATCCTCACCATCCAAAAAGAATCCAAAGACAAAAGTACCTTGAGTCAGGTTAGCAGATTGCCATGATGCTCCACCACCACCTCCTGCAGTGGTTGGATACATGACATGTGCCCAAGGAAGATCCTTATCTGGCAATTCTTTTAGGTTATCTGTGTGATAACCCATAATGCGAACCTTATATCTCTCACTAAAACCTGGAGTTTGGTTTGTAGAGGTGACAGTTCTTCCAGTCAGATTACCTTTCCATTCTTTTTCTGGAGCAATCTGACCTATCCACCAGATGAAACCATCTCTACCTACAAAATGCTTTTTGAATAAACCTTGCTGTTCTATCATTGTTTTATACTAATCTTGCTACTGGTACTAAATCCATGGATGTATATGTTTCTGTTGGTGTAACTCTATGACAGACATTTGCTATCATATAATTTCCTGTTAAATTTTTATCTTCTTCTGGTTCATTACCCACAGATGATCCTCCACCACCAACTGCTTCAAATATACAATGGATGATATTTCCAGCAACCATACTAAAATCACCAGATATAACAATATTTAACTTCTCTCTGAATAGATTATTATATTGCATGATAGACTGGACCATGTTCTTAGGTGCATCATTGGTGGGATTTAAAGGATCATTTCTCCAACTTTCCAACTCAGCTTCTGAAGTAACTCCAGATGGTAAAGTGCCAATGTCAAGAACATGGCTCATTAGTCTGGATGGAGAATATGTAAGTGTTCTATCTGGCAATGCTCTGAGTTGAGGAATTGTTTTACCCTCAAGCACTGCAGCAGTAAAAGTTTCCTTATACACTTCATTTCTATCTAAAATATCTGCAATAATATCAAAGTCTCTGACTTTATAATCCATAGAATAAAAGTCAAAAAATATTGTTCTATTATTGTAGGATCCAAGAGCTAAATCTTTTTGAGTATCAAGAGAAGTATCTACAGTGTATGTTAAAATCAAATTATCCCCTTGGTTCAGATCTATAGATTTTGCAGAAGTACTCACAAAGTTCTTGACCCTAAAGGTATATTTTCTACCCTCAGATGTGTTTACCACATTTACTTTCCTCTTGGATCTGCTTTTTTTATCCTCTTCGCCAAAAAATCTATTAGCCAAGGAGACAAAATGCATACCCAACCTTGTCTGGAAAAATACAAATCCAGCCCTTCTATTAATTGTTGGAATGTTTGATACTGGAAGTGGAACTCCTTTACTTGCTAACTTTGTACAGACACCAAAAGGTTTACTATCATTTCCTATAAAATTATAAGTCAATGCAGTTTCTTCAACTTCTATGAGACTTTCTTCTACTCTTAGAACATCTTTGACTATTTTTTTGACACTATCGCTAATTTTTCCATCATATCTTTTTGATACTCTAACCAATTCATTAGTAAATGCTTCTCTTGAAACTAAATCTATGGCATAATAATTTTTCAAAGAACTTGTACTGACATCTCTTATTCTTGAGACATACATTCCATTATACATTTTTAAATTATTGAGAGATTTTCCTCTCCCATCTATATCAACTCTGTTATTATAATTATTATCCTCAATATCAAAATCAACTCTATTACCACCACCTATACCAGGATATAAATTGCCCTGAGAATTCCCCAAAATTCCACCAGGAGATGCTTTTAACTTGCCATTTGTATAGATGTATCCACTATCAACAATTTCAACAGTTGCTGAAACATAATTAGATAAAACACTCTCATAAAAATAGAATTGAGTCAAAGATCCAGTGAGATCCACTGCATTGCCTTCTCTGTCAGAAATGACAAATTTCTTTATATTTACTGGAGCAATTGCTGCATTGGTATTAAGGGGAACCTTTTCTTGAAAATTACTCATTATACCTATGCGTTATAAAGGGTGCTTTGAATAGTGTGGTCATAATATCTATTTAACGCTCCAGTGTCAGGTATCATAGCAAACTTTGTTCCACCTCCACCAGACACTTGTTGTCCCCCTCCAGATGCAACAGGAACTATCAAAGTCTGTGCTACTTGTTCTTCATATGAAGCCTTTTTACTTACAGCAGTTGCTTGATCAAGTGCATCAGGTCCTGCTGGTTGAGCAGGTTTTACTTGTGCTGGCATTCTGTAATACTTTCCTTCTCCACCATATTCAGCAGCATATGCTGCAGGAGATGCTTCCCAACTAAACGCTGCTTTACTACTGGAGTTTGATATAATGTTTCCATTATCTAATACAATACCAACATGCTTTTGTCCAGGAGCAATATACAAATCTCCAGGTTGCTGATTGCCAGGTTCAATGTATTGATATCCATCCTTTATCATAGCATTCTCTGCATCTGGAACCCAGTTAGAACTACCCCATGGTGTTTTCAATCCTGCTTTTGCAAATACTTTATTGACTGCCCATACACAACCATTTCTTCCACCATCAGGAGCTGCTGCACTACTGAATCCTTTCATAGATTGTGCTGCAGCTGCTAATGTTTTAGATGCTTGTCCAGGTATTGCAGGTGTTTGAGGATTAAAGAATCCATCTTTTATTTGCTGCTCTATTATTGCTCGTGATCTTGCTCGTTGGGGCTCCAATGCTGCTATGGACTTATCAAAATCAAGTTTGAGTTCTTGAAGAGTTTGCTTATACATCTTAAGTGCTTCTGGGTCCCATTTGTCTGGAGTAAGATGACCAAAAGTGCCTTCTATTATTGCCTTTCTCTGGGCAGGTTTTAGTCCTGGTTGTTTCCAAACTGCATTTGGTCCTGTTATTTCATCATATTTTGCAGTTGGAGCTGCAAATACTGCAATCAAACCCAAAGCAGCCAGAGCAACCAATCCAGGTGGAGACAACAATATACTGGCAAGCAATCCAGCAAGTTTGAAGAATAATGGCAAACCAATGGTTAGTAATCCACCCAAACTCAAGAGAGATGATGCTGCAATTGTCCCCACAATTGCCATTGTTCCTATAAACATGGCAACAAAGTTGTCTTCTAAGAATTTGAAGATTTGTGCTGTCTTCTTTGGATCACTAAACCAATTTAACAACTGCATGATGGCAGTTGAGAAAACAAATCCCTTTAAGAAATTCAAAGCACCATCAAAAATAGATGACTTAGGACCTGCAATCTTTGCTGAATTTTTTACTACATCTTTCTGTTCCTTTATCTCTGACTGCTCTTCCTTGCTCTTCTTCTGAGCATCCTGTAAAGATTTTGCTTGAGCAACAGACTTTCTCTTCTCATTTGCCAATTCATTTTGCTTAATTTGAGTCAGAGTGTTAACATTCTGAGTTACAGAATCCAAAGTCTTTACCAATGCGCCATAAGATCCTTCTTCACCACCTTGTTTTGGAACAATACTGGCATTGATGGATCTATAGTATGAGGTTTTTATAGTTGGAACTATTGCTGCCCTGGGTTTGACCACTATAGAGTTTGGTTTAGAAGTTTTAGTTTCTTCTGTTCCACCTCTTTTGGCTAGAGCACCTTTTTTATCTTTCTTGTCTTTCTTTTTAGATGCTATATTTTTTAGAGCACCTGTAAGTAACATCATCATTTCTTACTATGCCCCCACAATATTGTATTGACCTTTGATTGCATACAAATATGGATTTGTTGGGTCAAAAGCACTGAAGTTTGCTACCTTCTTTTGGTTTGGAGTTGCTGTAGAAACATTTGTCCCATTAGTATTACCTCCCATAGGAAGTGCAGCAATACTTGGAGCAGGTGCAGCAGGTTTTGGTGGAGGTGGTGCAGAAGCTACAGTCTTTGTGGGGGAAACACTTGCTGGAGTTATTGAAGATGTAAATTGAGGTTTTGTTCCTTTCAAAGAGTTGATAGCATCCAATGCTTTTTGGTCAAATTGCAGTTTATTTCTTGGATCAGCAAGCCATGGTTGAGCACCTCTTTCGCTTGCCAACTGGACTGCCAATCTGTCTTGATTAGCTGCACTGAATTTATCAGTCATCTTCAGACCAGCTCTTTGTGCTAATCCTGGTAAAGTATCTCCAGTGAACTGATATGCTCCTGCAGCATGAATAAATCCTTCAGCATTTGTGAGATTCTTATCCTGTCTCCTTATGACTTCGCCAAGAGTCATGTCAGTAATTCTTTGACCAAGAATGGTTTTTGAGTCACCACTCTTTGGAGCAGCACCAGTTCTGTCTGCAACAGTTCCTTGATTCATAGCATCATATCCACCAGAACCTGCAGATTCATACTTCTTAATGTACCCCAAAGCAGTTGCTTGCATTGAAGTGAGCCCCACTGTTGGAGTTGCAGTTACTTTAGTAGGACCAGTCTCTGATAAAATAGACGGTTCTGATTTTGGTTCAGGATATTTAATTAAAGGTATCTGCATTTTATCTGTGATTGACTGTGTAGGAATCACAGGTACTTTAGGAATAGTCAGTGGACTACTACCCATCTTTTTAAGTAATGGATTTATAGCATTTTCAAGATTGACCAACTGAGCATTGGCACCTTCAATTACCTTATTGATTGGATCAAATATTCCCTTCAAAACACTTGCTATTCCAGCATTGACTTTCTCAATGACACCATTAACCCAATTGATCAGAGGTCTAAAGTATTCAATAGGATCCTCAAGGAATCTCAACAACTCCATTATGAGTGTAGAGAACAGGAACTTCTTCAAGAATCCACCAACAGTATCAAAGATATTTGTTATAGGTTTCATGGCACTCTTCAAAGCACCTGGAACACCTGTCATTATTTTCTTTCTTTCTTTAGCAATCTCCTTTTCTTTCTGCTCTGCCCTTTGAGCAGCAACTCTTTCCTTTCTACTTTGCTTCTCCTCCTCTTTATCTTGTCTGATAGAAGTTTGTAAAAGTTTTCTTATTGCATTGTCAAGATCAGATACCTTCTCAGCAACTTCAACATTAACAGGTGCTTCTGCTTCTTTTAAATCTTCCTGTGGTTTTGTAATTGCCCTTGGTGCTGCCTTTACAATAGCAGATGTTTTTGTTTTCTTTTTTCCAACAAAAGATTCTTTCTTTATCTTCTGCCCCTTGACCTTAAATCTACCAGTCTTACCTTTGACTCTCTTAAATTCATCAGTCAGTAATTGAACTTCTTCTGTAGGAATCTTACTATCTGGCATTCTACCAGCAGCCATTCTCTCCCTCAGAAGAGTTTTGTATGTATCATAGTCAATATCAAATACATCTTCCAGACCCAACAATCTAAGAATCTCTGGATCAATATCCTCATTCTCTACGCTATCACTTTCTTTCTTTTCTGCCTTTGGGACAACAACAATCGCAGAGGATTTCTGAGACTTACCTTCGCCTCTAATGGAATTCAGTAAATCGTCCAAACCCTCTGGAATGTTATCCGCCATTTTGTGCTTGCTTGTACTTGAGTTCTTCTTCCTCTAAGTGTTGCTTCAAGAGTGTGACATAAACATCACGCTCCCAAGGCATCATATTTTCTATCTCAGTTAATGAATATTTATGGTACTGCATCAAGGCGAAGTTGAGTTTATAATAGTTCTCAAGGTCCATATGGGACATGCCTATGCGAAAAAACTGGATAAACCCTCCAAAACTACAGTGCTCTTCTTCTTAGTCTTTGGATTAGTTACCTTAACTTCATAAGATAATTTAGGCATTGTCTCAAAGAACTTTTCAATCTGCTTGAACTGCAGTGAGTTCATCTGCTCAAGGAATTCAATAACTTCTTGTTTAGTGACATCAGCAGTAGACCAAACTTCATCTTCACTATAGATTGTGTCTACACAAGATGCAATCAATTCAAATGATTGATCCATACTGACATTATCACTAAAATCAAAGTTACTTGTAATGAATTGTTCAAGAGATGGATATCTCATTTCCATCATCAGATCATCAGAGAGTTTGATTCTCTTTGAGTGATCTTTGTGCTCAATGACATTGATCTCATCAATGGGAATAGTGATGGGAATTTCTGTCTCACCATCATCAGGTGCAATAATATTGACCTCTACTTCCTCACCAACTGACTTACCTCTGATGTTCAGAAAGAGATATTCAATATCAAAAGTTGGAAGTGCTTCTACTTTGATTCCCTTGGTCTCAATACAGTTTTTCAGAACTGTCTTGATTGCTGTGGTGATTTGTTTTGTATCTTCACTTTCTAATGCAAGGACCAATAATTTTTCTTCTTTGACAAGGAATGGTCTATATTGAATGGTCTTTTTAGTTGATGGCAATTCCAACTCATATGTTGGCGTAGCAATTCTTGGTAAAGGCATAACAACCTATAAAGATTTCAGTGTGATTATTTAGGGTGTTCTAAAGACTGTCCCTCTTGTTTCAGATGGAGGACCTGATGCTCTTATATTGAGCCCTCTTCTAATGTAAGTTTCTGTACTGGAACCACCAGACTCACCACCACCTCCTGTAGGTTGAGGTGATGATGGTGCAGTATTATCAGAGGTAACAGGAAAGTTAATGCCTCCTCTACGAACTCTTTGCTTGACGTATCTGATATAAGAGAATGAAACATTACATCTCAGAACATCACTTTGATCATAAGATACAGGCATGGATGTGATTGATGTTGGGAATGCCTTGATGAAAGTATAGGCTAAGTTTTCTCCCCTTGCATCCTTTTCAAATTTTGTGATGTGAACATCACTTCTATATGTGTCTGGGTAATTGAATCTGAAGTTTGCTACTGAACTCTTATATACATCTTGCTGACCCTGCCCAGAAATAAAATCAATCCACCCATCAAAGAAATCAACAATCTTATAATCCCTGTCAACATAAAATGTCATATTCAATGTGTCATCATAAGAACGACGATATGCCATTTTCTCTGTCACACCATGGTAATCATTATTTGCTTCATGAGTGAACAAACTTGTTCCAGGAAGAGATGTTTCTGAGCAAAGAAGTTCTAAATCCTCACCATCAAATCCATAATAGATACCTCTTAGCGCAAGAAATGCACTCACATCTGGGGGTGGCTGAACCTTTACCTGATATACAGATGTTTGGGCAAGATTTAAAATCCTACTCTTCAAGTCTGATGTTTTGACTCTATTAGGACGTGGAGCAGGCATCTATAAATAATCGTGACTACTATTACTATGTATGGCTGAAAGTATCAAAAGTATCTTCAAGCCTCAACACCCTGAGAAGTATCAAGGAAATCCTAATAATATTATTTGCAGAAGCAGTTGGGAAAGAAGATTCTGCCACTGGTGTGACATCAATGAGAATATCATAAGATGGGCATCAGAAGAATTTAGTATCCCATATTTGTCTCCTGTTGATAATAAAGTTCATAGGTATTATCCTGATTTTCTTATTGAAGTGAAGGAGATGAATGGACAGATCAAGAAATATGTTGTTGAGGTAAAACCAAAGAAGCAAACTCTACCTCCAGTGAGGAAAGAAAGAGTCACTAAAAATTATCTCTATGAGTGTCAACAGTATGCTGTCAATCAGGCAAAGTGGAAATATGCAAGAGAGTTTTGTTTAGACAATGGAGTTGAATTCAAGGTCATCACAGAAGACGAATTAGGTATCAAGCAGTATGGATCTAAAGCAAGCTCAGTATCTGGAAGATCCAAAAAATCGTATAAACGCAAAGGTAGATAGCATCAGTGAACTTGGTGATCCTGATGACATGATGATTGAGATCATGGATACCTTAACTGAAACAGAACTCATTCCAGACATTGGTAGATACTATACTTTTGTTTATACTCCTAAGACACCAAGAATTGAATATGATCAGAACCCATTGATTGCTTGTGTTGGTTTATTCAAGTGGGGATTCAGAGGTATCAACTATCACTGGGCACTGAGAGATGCTAATCCTTTCAGAAATTATACCTGGGAAGAAGTTCCTGGAAGATTGCACTTGGTTTATCCCACTGAACTGCAGGACATGAGAGCAATACCTTATCAATATTTCAGAATAAATAACTAAACTGGACCAAGAGCCTTAATATCTGATGGCAGCAAATACTAAAACTGTAAAAGTCACCACAGACAGTGGTAAATTCCAGATAAAGGCTGCAGACGGAACGCCAATTTGGGTCAGGGTAGAAACAGATTCATTCCCAAAAATTGACGGACAACAAATAATTAATCCTAATAATGGATCCTCTGTGCAAAGACTCTATTACTATGAAGGACCAGGAATCTTAAATCCATTTGGAACTTTAGGAGCAACCAGAACTGGACAAGGTGCTTGGACATATGAGGATTATCCTCCCAATTTACCTTGGCAACCACCAACAAACACTCCAGTATTTGGCGCATCCACTCAAAAAGCGCTTTCAAATAAATCAAGTGATGCTGTTAAGGCTATAAACAATGCCTCTGTGAATTCTACAGATGGTGCAACTGCTGCATATTCTTCTTTTAATACACCAATCAAAATGACTATTGATGGTGCCAGATCTGGTCTTGGAATACTGCAGGTTGCTAAAGTAAATCCAAATGAAGAGGAACCACTTCAACCAGGTCTTGGTGGAAATCCTGAAAGCAAACCAGTAGGAGAACAAGGTGGAGAGGTGCTTCCTTCAGTTGCTGCAGTACCACCTGTTGAGCAACCATCCACTCCTATAACTCCCCAACCACAACCAGAACCATCTGGTCCAAAAATAACCCCAACTATTTTAAGGTATCCTCTTGCTAATTTAGATGCTGCAAGTGAATTAGGAATTACTTATGACTATATCAAAATTAAAGTTGTTGACCATATTTCATCACTGGATTTGGGAAGATTGTCAGGAAGTGTTGGAAGTGCTCAAGGAAGACCAACTGACTATGGCAATCAATTTGTAGAAACTTTTAATCAACTACCACCAACTCAAAGTTTGTCTAAAGCGTACTTTGGTTCTCAAGAAACATATGCTTATATCATATTACCAATGCAACCAAACCTTTCATCAACAAATAGTTCTGACTGGGGAACAGACAGTGCTAACATGTTGCAATTAGTTGCAGGATCTATCTTCAACAGTTTTTATGGTGGAGTTGGATCTAAGGGATTAAGTTTTGACCAGATTGGAAAATTGGGAAATGATATTGTTCAAGGAGCACAGAGTTTGATCAGAGCTGGTGTTGGTGGAAAACAAGAAATTGCTGCTATGTTGGCAGGTCAAACTGTTGGAACTAATCTACTCACAAGGGCTACTGGAACTGTTGTCAATCCAAACTTAGAAATGTTGTTCAATGGTCCAAGACTAAGAACCTTTAACTTTACTTTTGATATGACTCCAAGATTCAAAGAGGAAGCTAAAGAGATTAGAAAGATAATAAGAATTTTAAAAAAATATATGATGCCTGCACAACATGAATCCAGTGCATTTTTGAAATCTCCAAAGATTTTCCTGTTGGAGTACATATATAATGGAAATGCTTCTGATGAAGAAGCAGCAGACTTTAATGAAAAGACTTTATCATCACCAAAGTCTCATCCATATTTGAATAAAATTAAACCTTGTGCATTGACTGATCTAAATGTCAACTACACTCCTGATGGATCTTATATGACATATAGAGATGGTGGTTCTATGACAAGATACACACTCACCATGTCATTTAGTGAAATTGAACCAGTATATCAAAATGATTATCAAGGTGATGATTTCAATCCACCAGATCCAGGTTACTAAAAATGGCAAGTCCTTATTTCAGTTACATTCCAAACTTTGAGTATGTCAATAGACTCAAAGAGAACAAAAACATATCTGCTTATCTTGTAGTCAAGAACCTTTTCAAGAGAGGTCAGTTACGTGAAGATATTTTTCAAAACTTAACTTTCTTCACTAAGTATAAAGTCATTGGAGATGATAGACCAGATAATGTTGCTTTCAAAGTTTATGGAAATCAATACCTTGATTGGTTAGTTCTCCTTTCCAACAATGTTATCAACTTTGAAAATGAATGGCCAATGGAACAGCAATCATTCATCAACTATCTCTATGGTAAGTACAGAACTGATGCAAATATAAATGCTGTTCATCACTATGAATCACCTGAAATAAAAGATAGTAAAGGCAAAATTCTCATTCACAAAGGAGTGAATGTTCCTTCTGATTTTTCACTAACCTATTATGACTCTGGTCTTGGTACAGAAGTAACCAGAAGTAATATTGCAACTGCAGTTACAAACTATGAATATGAAAATAAAATAGATGAAGATAAAAGAAACATCTACTTACTCAAACCAAAGTATGTAAGTCTTGCAATTTCAGATATGGAAGATGGTTTGCCATACAAATCTGGAGGTAGTCAATATTATAGCAGCACTCTATCAGTAGCAGAAAACATCAGATTGTACTCATAAAAAAGTAATAGGCACAAAAAAATCCTGGGAAATTTTTTCCCAGGATTTTGGAATTACTTTCCAAATTTGCGATCCATCTTCAGTTTGATGTAATACATTCCAATCACCCATAGGGAGAAGAGGAAACCCTCTCCATACCCCATGGTATTCCATGCGTGTACTGCTTCCATCACATGTCAGCAAGTTTGCTGAAGTAACTCAGAGCATCATCCTCATCCTCATCATTAGAAGATGCTTGGGGAGTTGATTGAGATGCCTTGTAGCTCTGCTCAAGTTTCTCCATCACTTGCTCTTCACTCACACGCTTGGTTTCAACTGCAGCATAGTTGTCATACTCAGTCTCTTCATCCACAGTAGAAATACGAGTGGACTTCTTACCAAGCACATAGTCAAGACGCTTTTTCAAGTCATCATAGGACTTGAATTGGTCAGCAGCAGTCAGAGCAGCAAGAGAATACTGCTTCTTCCAGAGTGCTTCCAGTGCATCATCATCTTCCAGCAGAGCACTGGGACGATCAAACTCAGACTTATCATAGTTCCAGTAACCATCCTTCTTCTGAAGTTTCAGTTTGAAGTTAGCACCACCCCAGAAGTCAAAGGGGTTGATGGGAGTTTCATCTTCAAACTCAGGTTGCATGACATCCATGATCTTGTCGAAGATCTTCTTACCAAACTTGTAAAGGAACACCCCACCCTCATTCTGAGGATTGGCAGGATCTTTCACAACATAGATGTTTGCATAGAAGGAGAGTTTGCGCTTTTGCTTACGCACAGTGTCTTTATCTGCATCATTACCACTGTTCCACAGTTCACGATTCAGTTCACTAACAGGATCCTTTTGGTTGAGAGTAGTGAGAGAATTCTCAATGTACCAACCACCAGGACCTTGGAATGCATGGGAGAACAGTTTGACCCAAGGCAGATCTTCTCCTTCAGGAGCAGGCAGGAAGCGGATTACAGCATATCCATTACCAGACTTATCCATTTCTGGTTTCCACAGGCGGTCATCAGCACCACCACTACCAGTATTATTCATCTTTTCAACTTCCTTCACCAGTTTGCTGGTGAGAGAACCCAGAGAAGATTGCTTTTTGAGATCTTTGAAAGACATTTGGTATACTCCGTATTTGTTGTATTTGGTCTGTTCCCTTGGCTTTGTCTGGGGATCGGGTAGCCCCTTGAACCATGAACTATAGGACTTTTTCAGTGGATTGTCAAGGAAACTCATCAAGAATCATGGATGTTTTTCTTCATTGACTCCAGCACTTTAGTCATGTTGGAGAAGATGTAGTTCAGATCTACATCCTCAGGAAATCCCAAAGACCTTGCAGAGTCAAGGATCTTTTCCTTCATTGCTTTTGCATCTGGATCATCAGACAAACTCATTCTGGTGTAAAGAATTTTCTGCTTCTCCAATAGTTGAGCCATGACTTCCACATGCTCAACCTTTTGTTCCTTTGTCATGGTAGGAAACTTCCAGACACTATCATATACTTCCTCTTGAAGTCTGGTTATTTCCTCCATCTCTTGTCTGACTAATTCAGACCCAAAAAAATCACTCATGTTTCTCCGCAAATTATACCCTTCAGGGTTTTTCTGTATTGGAATATATCTATATGTAGGAAAGCATCATACTTTTTCATCCTCATTGATATAAATTTCCAGACAGGATCATCCAGTTTCTTATCAAACTTATTCTTGAATCCAAGAATTCTATTGAGGATCAATAGTGTTTCTAAAGAGATATTCTTTTGAAGATGTTCTTTGATGATTGGTGGATGCTTTGTTCCCACAATCTCAAACATTGCATCAAAGTTCTTTCCATCAAAGACAGACTCAACTTCTCCCTTGAAAAAGTAAGATAAAGACTGCACTTTTCTTTTCCAAGAGGTGTAATTGTCTTCACCATTTTTCATGATCTCCCCAATCCAAAGAGTTTGAGGATCATCACAGTTCACAAAATTAGAGACGAAGAAATCAATAGTCTCTTCATCATTCTTTTGTCTGCTCAACTTTTCAAAGAAGAATCTGTCCTTCCTTTTATAGAAGGATTGAAGAGATGCTCTGGACTTACCACAGTATTTGTGGTAGTCATAACTGTCTCTTGTAAAGTGATTCTTCAATCCAAGGTAAGACTTATAAACTTCAAAGGGAGTCACTTTGGGGATCATAAAGGAAGTTTAGCATGAGATGTTCTTTTGAGAAAATTCAAATCCATTGCTTCACATTTGATTTTCTCTTTCAATGGTTTAGAGATCAGTTTGGGAACTGTCTCAATATCAATGTTGTTTTTCTCACAGAAGAATACAATGGCATCAATATACTTCATGTCATTGTTATCCTTCACAAGAGTTTCAATCTCTTCTGAAAATTTTCTTGAGCAATAAAACTTACTCTCTAATAATTTGTTGATGTCATTTTCCTCTTTCATATTCCTGAAGTTTGAACTCAACAAATTCTCTAATATATTCGGAAAGTAATTTGATGTACTTTCTTTTGTCATACTCTTCATAGACAACACATTCTCCATCTTCACAAGACATTATGATTACAAATTTCTTGACAGCAATTCCTGTCAATTCATAGAGCATACATGCATATGCTGCACACTGTACAAAGTAGTGCTCAATCCACTTCTTTGGTTTTGGTTTCTTTGAAGTTTTGAAGTCAATGATGGCTAGTTCACCATCATACTCAGCAATACAATCTACAGTTCCAGCAACACCAAGTTTTAGACTATAGAGTGATGATTCCAGAGCATGAATATTATTTATGAGATCAAGTTGTGGCTTGGATTGCTTGAACAAAAATTCAGAGAGTGGTTGGACTTCTGGAAGTGACTCATTCTTTAGATAGTATTCAACAAGAGTATGCATGTCAGTACCACGACTGGTAGCAGCCTTGGTGATCTTATTTGCTTCATCATTTCCAACTCTTGCACGCCACTGACGAAAGATCTCTCTATTGTAGTGACTGATGACAGAGGTGATAGATACTAACTTCTCACCATTGGGAGTATCATAGTACCTAACACCATCAATAGTCTGCCTATCAAGTTTTGGAATTTCAATATCTACATGTTGAAACATTACATACCCAGTTGCAATTTAGCCATGATGTACTCTTTAACAAGTCCACTTCTGCAGATATCCTCTGCACCAAATTCTATTGTATCAAAAGATGGCATATTTTGCAAGATTCTCATGAAGTCCATGATACCAGTTCTTTCTGATGTCTTCACTAAGTCGGACTGAGTGGCATCACCACAGAACATAATCTTAGAATCCAAACCAATTCTGGTGATAATGGAATCCAGTTCATGGAAGTTCAAGTTCTGGAATTCATCAACAATGATGATTGCATTATCAAAGGTAGTACCACGAATGAATGAGGTGCTCCAGAAACTAATTGTCCCTTGTGTTTTGAGATTTGCATACAGCATTTCAAATGCAGCATCATCAGGCATCTCAAACATGTACTTCACCATATTCTTATATGGGATTTGGTACAGAGATGACTTATCCTCATGGTCCCCAGGAAGGAATCCAATCTCTCTGGTAGCTACAAGAGACCTGACAAGGTAGATCTTCTCATAGGGTTTCTTGGGATCCAATACATCCAGAAGAGCATTGTAGAGGGTAATAAAGGTCTTACCAGTTCCAGCACATCCATATGCTACCAGGTTTTTATCCTTCTTATACTCCTCAAAGAATTTTTCCTGGTTATCTGTGAGTGGTTCAATCTTCTTGATGTAATCAAGGTTGATTGGTTTCTTTCTCTTCATGGTTTTGTTGCTCATACCAAAGGGAACTGGATTGGTACCGATACCTGCTTTTGCTTTTCTTGGCATACTTAATTAGAAAGGTTTTACTTTTGCACCAGGTGCTTTGGATGCTTTACGCAGCACATCATTCCATCCTGGATGGGACTTTTGCAGTTTGTCTGCCCACTCCCCAACTTCACCTACCCCAGGAGCAGTAGATGGATCCGAATAGTCTCTTGTCCATTCAGGATTGTCTGCTTTCCACTGGTCCCAGTCATGAACACTCATCACAACTTCTTTTTGTTCACCAGTTTCGATATTGACTACAGGATAAGTTGCCATATTAAAAAATAATGTGTGTAATATTTAGACCCACTCAAGGGCTTCTGCAATCACAGGGAACTGCTCAGCAAAGATTGCTTTGCACATCTCTGCAATTTCCATGTGTTCTTTCTGAGTTCCATTGGCAGATCTCAGATCAATGTAGTGCATCCAACTGCGCAGAGAACCTGACATGTAAAGTCTGGTAGGAGTTGCCAGAGGGAGAACAAAGCGAGCACACTCTTTTGCCACACCATTATCAAGCAAGTGCTGATACAGACTCATACCTTGAGCAAAGTAGGTTTCAATCTGCTTGTTAGACAATGCTACAAACTCAGGATCCAGGTCGTCAATAGAATTCTGGCGATTCTTGGTGTCTTGACGACGAAGTTCTGGGACTGGGATCGTCTCTGAGAGTAGGGAAGAATCAGCATAGCGTTGTGAAAATTCCTGGAATGTAAATGACCTATGACGCAAAATCTGAGCTGCCAGACCTCTGGTAGTTTCAATCTCCAGAGTCATAAATGCCTGCTCAAAGATGCTCCAGTGCTTGTGTTTGATGCAATACTTCAGGAGACCAGCAAACTTATCATTGTCCTGGTTGTTGGGGTTAGAAACCCTTGCACAGTAAGCAATGTGTTGCTCTGCGTCTGGTGTGAAAGAAACTAATTTTACTTGTTGCATGGTTCTCCTCCTTTGAATTGTTTACGACACTTCTTTACTTCTTTCAATTCTGTCTTGATCATCTTATATGCAGTTTCACTATCAATCTTATCACCCATTTCCATGGCAATGATAACATCTACACGTGTACCAAAGTGCTGCAGTGCTCTCTCAAAACAATCCAACTCTTCATACATGATCCTCTTCTCCATAATAGACTTCATCATAGTCATCAATGTAAGGAACAACTTCCTCATACTGATAGTTGACCATTGGATTCTCATCAAGAAGTTCTTCTTTCAATCCTTCAAGAACCAACTCAAGTTTGCAGATTAGTTTCTGAACTTTTTCTTTATTCATTTGTTACCATTGATAAAATATGCATTGAAGTAAGCAATTATGCCATGAGAGATTTGGTTACCTTGAGAAACCCAATCATGCGCACACTCATAGATGTCTTGGGTTGAGTATGGTGCTTCATCAATCTGAGCACCACCATATTTTAGCATAAGAATGCTCAGACATTCCTGCCTCAGTTTCATTCTTTCTGGAGTGTACCTCCAATCAGAATTCTCCGTCATCATCATTCACATCCTTATAGGTCAAAGATTGATGTGGTGCATTTTCCACATATTGTTCTGGATCAGAGTAGACTTCTGCTTCCAAGGACTCTACTAATAATTTTAGGTTTTTTACAATTAATTTTAGGCGTTCCTTTTCCATTTGATAGAGTGTCTTTGTTTTTATTTTACATAAAAAAAGAGGGGCAGTCAACCCCTCAACAAAGACTATTCTAAAATCCTCCTACATATCCTTTTGCATGTGCCTTGATCTTCATCACATTCAATTAGACAATTATAGTAATCATTAATAATATCAGACTCATCAATGCTCCTATCTAAAGTTTGGTCTAATTTAGTTATACTTTGTTTCCACCCAGCTAACTGGTTATAAGAAATTAGATTGTGCATGATAACCACCATTGATAATTAAGCACATGATATAGATCGAATTTAGTACACTTTTCTCACCTCTATAATTCTACACTATCTATTAGATTTTGGTTCAGAAAGATACAAAAATTTATGCCTACGTGTTTATACCTAAAAAAAAGAGGGAGATCAATCCCCCTCAAACTTGAATATTTTATCAAACCACTCATCCAAATGAATGAGATAGCATGACCAGTAATTGCAACCTCTGTATGTTAATTGATAACATGCAGGAGGTCTATTGTCTTTATCCATGTCATCATAATGATAGACATAGTTATCCATTTTTCACCTCTTTGCTACACAGTGACCTGCCATGCAAAGTTGTGCGTTCTTTAGTTTTTTCTCCTTAACTTCTTTTGCCTTAATGACAGAAAGCCAGTTAAGTTTATTGACCTGAGGTTGTGTCATGATACCACCTCAACCTTCTCAGTGTGCTTGATACCACGGTAGGTTTCTACCACAGTATGATGCTCAACCTTTTGTTGGTTAGGGCGATTGGATGTGTCATACTTGACACCACGATAAGTAACCTGCATTGGTTTACTCCTGAAATACTAGGGTGAAATTAATCTCCCGTTCCTTCAGTCGTTTGCGGACTATGGTCAATAATCAAAACATGATGGGTCAGTGCCCTCAATTGTTCTATTGATGAAGTCTTTCTTTTGATCAAAATTGAGCAACTCAGAGCGTGCAATACGCCCAATCATCCAGTTAGATTGATCACAATTTAAATAATGTGCAGGATCAACTGGTTGTCTTGTAATCAAGTTGAAAAAGATAAGTGCTTCAACCATAGTCTGAACGCTCCGTTCCGCGACTTACTTGCGTCTCATTTGCTATTTGCGAATAGCAAATGGGATGAACGATAGGTCTAT